AGACCTGCGGTGTGAACTTGCCCGCATGCGGGTTACCCACCGCGTACTTCGTCGACGCGGTGGTGTCCCGGATCTCGGTCGAGTTCATGAGCTGCGCGGCCTTCGCCGACAGCGCCGTGGGCACAAGGAGCGTCTTCGGCATGATGCCGACCGGGTAGCCGTCCCCGTCCGTCTGGTCGAGAAACTTCTGCTCTGCCGTGGTCAGCGAGTCGATCGAGAGGTTCGTCGCCGCGCCCTCGAAGTAGTTTCCGCGAGCGCTGGTGAAGAAGGTGCCGTTGTCCATGAACAGCGACCAGACAACCTTGTTGAGCTTCAGTCCGCCGCCACGACCGAGCCGGAACGGAACCTCGGTCAGCTTGCCCAGGTCGTCGTTGATGATATCCTCGCGCGTGATCGCCAGCATCTTGCCGTAGGTCTTCGCCTGGTTCGTGAAGGTGTCCTCACCGAGCGTGCCGTGTTTGAACTGGCCGCCGGGCGCGATCTCGTCGTACTCCAGCCCACCGGTCAGCCGGTAGCCGGTGACGAGCTTGAAGTCGTTCACGTTGCGGATCGATGCAATCGACCGCCACACCGACTCGACCGCATCGAAGCCGGCCACGCTGAACTTGTTGGCGGTGTTGCTCAGGATGCCGCTGATCGCGAGCGTCGAGAACCCTGCCGCAGCGCGGATCGGGAAGGCGTGTTCCATGATCTCGCGGAGGTTCGCCTTCACCGGTCGCATCCCCATGTAGCCGTTCGCTCTGGCGCCGGCGAGAAGCACCTCACTGAACGTGATGCCGCCCTTGTACTGGCCGGAGGCGAGCTCCAGCGACTTCGCGGCGAAGTGCTTCTCAGGGTCAGCCCCGCGACCGGCGAGGTAGAGCGCCGCCTCGAGAACGTCGGCCGAGGTCTCCGACGATCGGATGATCGTGTTCACGCCAGCCGGGGGACGCGCCGCACGCTCGGCGGCGAGCACCTTTGCTCGGACCGAGTCGATGGTCTCGCCCGTCTCGATAGCCGATGCCTCGATCTCGTCGTGGGCACCGAGGCAGATCCTGCGGATCTCGGCCTGACGCTCGCGGTCGACCTTCACCGCGCGAGCGGCTGCGGCCTCTACGTCGACCGGCTGGCCGGCCTGGATCGGCGCCTCCGTCTCGGGCTTGGTTCGATTCGCCGTCTTCCCGGCCGGTCCGTCGGCAGCCTTGGCCGCGAGCTTGACCTCACCATCGAACTCCAGCCGTAGAGCGGCCTTCGCCGCCTCGGTGAGTCCGCCCGCGTCGATACCGCGAGCCGTCAGCCACATCTCGAACGTCTTCATCTCTCCTCCTGAGCCGCCGATAGTGGCAGCAATCCGCATCCTAGTCTTGTGATCGGCGCCCATCGGCACAATGGAGACTTCGCCGAGCGTCCATTTCTGCACGTCGTAGAACGGCCCCGCCATCAGCACGCCGTTGACCTCGCGCTCCTCATCCTCGTCGACGAAATCCATGGCGATGACTTCACGGATACCGATCGACACCTGCCACTCGGCGCCGCGATCGGCCTGAGTCGCAATGTCCTTTGCGATGAAACTGTCTGAGGTGATATCGCCAGAGAACGGGATACCGTCATCGGTGATTTCGATCTTGTCGGCGAGACCGAGCCGCGACCCTGTCTGGTTCTGGTGGTTCGCCAGCATCGGCGTGTTGGGAAGCAGCCGCCCTCCGGACAGCCGCATCACGAGCGGATAGGAAAAGCCCACGCGGACCTTCGCTCCGGTGTAGGCCATCCCTTCGACCCGAGGCCACTTCCGACCATCAGCTTCAGACGCGGCGAGGAGTGCTGCCATGGCGAGGCTCATTCCTCTTCCCCCTCGGCGTCGTCTTCATCCGAATCGTCCTCGATAACAGCACGAGATGATGCCGGTGCAACCAAGAGCCCAAGCGCCTTCATCTTCTTCAGCTCTCGCGCCCGCTGATCGAGAACGTCCTCCCAGTCGAGGCCCTGCTTCGCGCACTCCTCGGATAACGTCGTCGTGAGCGACTCGAGCCGCGTCTTCTGCGCGTTCGCTTCCTTCACGGGATCGACGTGCTCGCGCCCCGGCCAGAACCACTCATGACGGCCAGAGACGCGAACGCCGGTCGCAAGCTCATACTCGCGAAGCCAGTCAGCGAGAATCGGATCGAGCACAACCGACTCGATGTCATCGCGATCGATCTCGATCTTCTTGCCGTACATCTGGTAATCCAGACGACCGGATGCGTAGTTTGACTCCGACGAATCGCCAAGCGCCACGTTGAGCGGCATGTCCACACACCGCGCGGCCTCGGACATGATCGATCGCTTGAACGCCACATGGCCGGTTGACGGGTGCTCGGCCTTGAACTGCGACATTTTCCATCCGGCGGGGAGAGTGAGCATCCCGTTGCGCGGGATCTCGATCTCGTCCATCGCATCTGGATCGTCTTCTGCCTCGCCGTCTGGCGGCGCGTCGCCGTGCATGACCGCCGCGAAATTCGCCGCTGTCTCTGCCGCGGAGACTTCCGCCAGCGTGTAGCGACGAAGCAGCGCGAAGAGTGGGAGCGCCGGCTGAATCTCCGGAATGCCTCGGTGCTGCCCCGGTCGGTCCACCCCAAAGAGGTGAAGCATGTCACTGGCAGGGATCGTGATGAAACTGTCAGTCAGGAGACCACCGATCGACGTGCCGCCCGGATGCTCTTTCGAGACCGAATAGCTGACCGGGTCGCCCCACTCGTCAAGCGTGATGCCGTCCGTCTCGGTAACCGCAGAAAACGAGTCGGCGCCCGCCCACGGACTCCGGACCTGGTCGGCTTCCACGAGACGAATGTCGAGCTTAACGACCGTCCGCAGCAGAGCGTTCTGCCCGCGAATGGCGAACGCCTCGCCGTCCTGGCAACGTGCCATCCGCATCGTCCGCAACTTCTTAGCGAGCTTCACCGCTCGCGCCCAGAGCTCGAAATCCGCCTCGACCTGTCCGGCTCGAGCGCCAGCGTCGAGGAGCTGGAGTCGCGGCCCCGTGCCTACACAGTCGTTTGCCAGCGTGTTGACGATCCCTCGCGCATAGCTGTTGTTGGCAACCTCGTAGCGCGCGCGGTCTCGGAGCTTCTGGCGCACCGCCGCGCTTGCAGCAGCATCCGCAGAGAGCGAGTCCGCCCACGCCCAGTGATTCTTGTTGCGGTCGCTCGTCTGCGCGGAGTCGAACTTCGCGAAGATGACCTGACCGACCTTCGTGCTCAGCCGAGTCTTGACGCGCCGCGTTGCCTTCGCTGCTTTCACGGCAGAGCGAGACCCCGCCTTCTGGGCCGACCTCCCGACTGCTGCCGTAGATGTCGCCATCAGACAGCACCCGGCGGGATCATCTTCGCCAGCTTCCAGCCCTTCTTCGAATTCCCGGAAGCCGCGGCCTTCGACCGCTCATACTTGTCAGCCTCGATGAGATCCTTGAGCGGGTGCTGATCGACCTCGCCAGAATCACCACGAACCCGCTTCGGGCCAAGCGCGCTTTCCTGGATTTTGTCGAGGATCTCGTCTGCCATCGTGCGGTTTCTGTCGCGATATCCGATCAGGTCTGACGATAAATTGAGTCAAAAGAGTGATTCACTCCATTGATATCAACAAGGATACGCACGAATACCGCGAGCGTCAACAAAAAGTTTCGACGCCCGATGGTCCGCCCCCAGCGTCTACGCCGTGCGCCGCTGACGCTGAACGTCGGAGAGCTTCACCCGGCGACGACACGAAGACGTCTCATCCGGACTCGCTGACGCGCTGACCGAAACCGCTCCAGCGCCAGCCCGGCCGCGCTGCACGTCAGACAGTCGCACGCGCTGACCGCGTCGGATGCCGCCCCGCGTCTTCCCGTGCCCAGCCCCCGGGAGCGCCACGCCCTGAATGCTCGCCGCGACCGCTGCCCCCACCACACAATCCCACCAGTGATTCTCATGCCCAGGCCGGAGCTTCCACTCGTCGACCTCTCGCCCACGCCCCGCCGTCCGCACCGAATACTCCGAGGTGAAATGCTCGGCAAGGAGCTGGTGATCCGCAGGCTTCCTGCCGAAGATCGACAGAGCCCCCTTGTCGCCCTTCGCCGTTAGTAGCCGCGCTCGGATGAAGCTCTTCCAGAAATTCACGTCGTAACGAACGAACCGCGCGGCCCGCTTCTTTGCATTCAACGGGATCATCCAGTGATGCCCGATCTTGTCCCCGCGCTTCCGGTCGTACTCCGTCATCGGCTTTGAGCTGGCGCCTACCCCGACGCCGTGCGACGGGTAGATGATCGCCGCGTGCTTCGATGCCCGCGCCCACGCATAGACGACTTCGGTCGACTCACTCCAGTTCGCGTCGACCATCATCCGCGAGACCCGGAGCGGGACGCCGTCCTCCCGCAGCCACTCGCGCTCGATCAGCAGCGGCTCCAACGAGTCGAGACCCGCGCGGATCGACCCCTCGAGCCCGGCGCCAGGTGCAGCCTTCGCAAGCGTGCGCTTCGCATCGCGCAGCGTGAAGTAGGGCACCTTCTGATCCGGATAGGAACCGTAGTCAATGATTGCCCCTGAGAAGTCGTCCTTCCACGCGACCACTTTCCAGAAGAGCAGCTTCTTCTGCACGTCGACCATTACCGTAATGACGTCGTGATCCGCTGGCACAATGCCACGCTTGAACCCGTTGACGCGCTGCGTTATCTGATCGATCGTGAGCTGCTCGTCGATCATCGCGTCGTCTTCCGGTAGAGGGTCGTTCTGATACTCGGCCTGAAAGCTTCGCTCATCCTGAATTTTCAAGTCCATCGCGTATTGGATCGCCGATATCTGGTCAGGAAGGAACCGCTCGGGCCACGCCGGCACAGCGCCCGCGTCCATCTTCTCGCGGTTCGCCGCGTAGAAGGCCGTCGCATCGCGCGTGTCGTTGTGCTGCCGGAGCGACTCCGCGCGGAGCTCGCCGTACTTCTCCCACAGCTTCGCATTCGTCGGTTCGGAATAGAGCAGCTTCATCCGGCTGCCGTTCCACTCGGGATGTCGCGTCGCGTCGAGGATCGTGTCGGCCATGTCGCCCGGCCGGATCACTGTGCACGGAAGAATGCCGCTGATCCGCTTCCCCGGTCCAGCCAGCCCCAGCACGGCGCCGGCCACCAGACGTGCACGGCTCTCGCACTGTGTCAGAGAGTGCGCGGATTCGTCCGTCTGGAGATCATCGCAGATCACCAGCGACGGCCGCGCGGTCTTGCCGTCGCTCCGCTTGTGCTTCATCCCGCGGATGCGACCAGTGATGCCCGCCGTCTTCACGATCGCGCCCGAAGCCAGCGCCCCCGGGATCGTCGGCAGCACGAACCGGCCCGCCGTCCACGTGATCCGCGTGCGCTCGCCCTGGTAGAGTTGCCCGCCGCACCGGTGCGGAATGCCCTCGAGCGCCCGGACCGGAAAGCAGACCTCGGGAAAATCCTCGAGCAGCCGATCGTTAGTCTCGATTTCCGCCTTCAGCGAGGAGAGCATCTCATCCGCGTGCGCCTCGCTCGCACCGACCAGCGCAACGAAATCCCGATGCCCGTAGACCAGCGACCAGAGACACGCAGTCTCACAGAGCGAAGTCTTCCCGGACCCGCGCGGCATGGCCATCGCGAACAGCCCGCCGTGGAGAACGGCCTGCTCGATCCGCTGGAGAACAGTTAGGTGATCCTGCGACCACGGCAGCGCGAACGTCTCGGGGAAGTAATCGTTACAGAACGACCGGAAGCTCAGCCGGCACCGATCGCGCCGATCGGGATCGACCACCGACGGCAACTCGCCGATGTCGCGGCCTGCGGTGGCCATGTCGGCCTGGAGGCGCCTCGCCGACTCCCTCCGGCGCGCGTAGGCGTCTGTTGCTGCGTTCGAGCCCACAGGCTGGCCCTTCGGCGCGCGCTTCCGGAGGCCCGCGAAGAGATCCCTATTTGCCTTCGTCTTCATCTCGCCGGGCAAAACCCCGCTCGTCCAGGTAGCGCACCGTGGCAAAGTACTCTTTCATGCATGCCCGGGCGCCCTGGAAGTCCCCGATATCGGCGCATTTCCGGGCGAGTTCCCGATAGCTGTCGAGCAGGAATCCACACTGCGCCACAACGGGCACGCCCTCGGCCTGGGTTACAAACCTGGAGACGGCCCGGAGTGCGATCTTGCCTGGGTCATGGTGGCCGCAGCTCTTCACGTAGTCGAGGATCTGCTCGTTGGGGTGGCCGCTGAGGACGAGATCGAAGATCCGTCTATCCTCTTCCTCCTCGGTCGGCGTTTTCGCTGGTAGCGTCTCGCCGGCGGCGGCGTCAGATTCGCCCATCGGTAAAGTCCTTCTGGTACTCCCCGGTTGCTCGGCTCGGATCGTATCGTTGTCTGCCCCAGATTTCATCGAGGAACCGGCGGAAGAATCCGGCGAGTTCCGGATCGTTTCCGAGCCAGAAATTCTCCATCCGCGGGTTCATGTTGAGGTTCATCGAGCTCCATAGCACGAGATCCCAGCCTTCCGCGCGGAGGATGGCGAACTTCGAATGGTTCTTCGTGACCCGGATGGAATCACGGCCGAATAGCGTTGATATCGTGTGGAGGATGCCCTTGTCGGTCCGCATCATCGAGATATCGACCAGCCAGCGCGCATCAAGGATCGTGCCAGCATCGCGCATCGCGGCGATCTCGGCAATTTCCGCCCGCGCTGCCGTCCATGTCGATAGCGTCATGTGTGCCGGGCCGGTCTTCGCAAACATCGCTTTCAGGATGTCGAGTAACGAAAATTGACCCTTCGTGAAGCCGAAGAGCTCGTTATCGCGGGTCAGCGCCGAGATCGCCTCGGCGGCTGAAGCCACGCGCCGCGCGTCAACGAAGTCCCGGCGGGTCTTCCGCGTGGCGAGCGGGCGGGCCATGACGGTCGGGGCCCCGAGAGACGCAAGCGGGACCGTGATATCGTCGCGACTGATCACAGGCCGGGGGCACAGCGGGAGGATATTTTGCTTCGGGCTCATCGGGGTATGGCAAGCCTACCGTAGAAAGTAAGTGGGTTGCCGTCAGGCAG